GACGATCATCCCGATCTTGCCGCCTGGCAAGTCGAGCGTGTCGTACCAGTGCCGACCGCCAACGGTGAGGCTCTCCTTCCAGCTCACGCGCTTCTCGCTCTGCACGAGTGACCGCGCAATGTTGTAAAGAATCGCATCGCTGTTGCTTTCTGGCGAGTGATCCGAGTAGCGCCCCAAGCGCCCGTGGTTGCCGATTGCGCCGTAGACCTCCACTTGCGGGAAGAGTGCGGCCATCGCTCTGACGAACTGCGCCAGCATCTCCGCGCCGCGGAAGATTTGGACGTACAGACCGCCAGCCTCAACTTCGTAGGCTTGTCCTGGGAAGATGTTGCCGTCTGACTCCACGAGGTCGCCAGTGAGCAGGATCTTCACGTCGTCCACTGGGTGATCTTTGCGCTGAATCTCAACGACCCGCTTGACCTTCTCGGCGAGCAGTTGGAGCCGCTTTGCCGCAGTGTCAATGTCGTAGTCTGCGCTCTTCTTGCCCAACTGCCAGTCGCTCAGTTGCACGATGGCAACCTCGCGCTTGCCTTTGCGCTTGTCTGGCTTCGGAGCAGGCACGGCTGGGATCTTCATCCCGACCGCCGCATCCTTCGCGGCGCGGTAGACCGCCTCCACGAGTTCCTCGGTCTGCTGCTCCTTCTTGGCGAGTGCGCGCAACGCACGCCGGTGCGCCGACTTCAGTTCGTTGAGTTCGTCCTCCCGCTGGAACTCGATCAGGTCTTCTGGCACTTGCAGTCTCCTCTCCTGTGTCGCTGGATGTTCTGCACTGCCCAGTTCTGGCCGCGAATCTCGCACCACTTCTGGATTGCCTTTGCCGTGATCTTTGCAGCTGCGAGCGCCCTGTCCAGCGATGGACGATCAGCGTCGCTTATCTCAAGCAACTGATAGCCGCAGAGTGGCCCTTTGTAGCCACCCTGCAGCGTCAGAAACTCGTCTAGGTCCTCCATTGCAACCTCCTACTTGCGGCGCGACTACTCGCCGCTCTGCCGAGAGTGAAGCCTCCTCAGGCTCGTGTCAAGACCTACTTCTTGCCGTTGATGCCGTAGTCGCTTTGGCTTGGGTCAAGCGCCTTGACCAGTACGGCCAAGCCTGACGCCAGACCAGCCGACAGGACGGTTCGGAAGTCGCCGCCAGTGATGTCGAGCAGCGGGATGCCGAGTCCGAGTGCGACTGAGATTGAGACCGTCAGGAAGGTGCGAACTGCGTCAAGCAGCATCTCGTCAAGTTTGCTTGCGTCAAGAATCTTCTGAACCTTGTTCATTCTCTTTCCTTTCACTTCTTCGTCACGATGACGATGTGGCTTGCAGGCGAGCCTGGCTTGCCTGAAGCGATTGCCTTGAGTTCAGCCTCCGTGACCGGCACGGCATACTGTTCCTTCGGTACACGCTCATCAAACGTAGGGTCGGCGAAGACCAGCGTCTGCGCCTCTGAATCATAGCCCGCGCTCGTCAGGTGTCCGTACCCTGCGGCGATCACCTTCGGGTCCTTCTTCTGCCAGTAAGACGCCCAGTTGCGATGCCACTTTGACAGCGCCTGCTTTGGGTAGCCGATCGGTGCCTGCACCCAGACGATAAGTGCGGCGCCACCCTTTGCAGCTGCGACCGCCTCGGCGAAGGTGTCGGCAGGCTTTGCCTTGCAGCCCAGTTCGCGGACGGTCTTCATCATCTCGCTCAGGCTTGAGCCGTTGTCGCTGACCCCCTGCTTCTCCTTGAAGCCGGTGGCGCGCTCCTTTGCCGCTACGCCGTCGGCTGCACTGAAGTCAGGCGCGTAGCCGTTCACGAAGGCCGCAGCCGCAGCCGCGCTGGACGGTCCGCAGTCGTCAAGGATTGCGCCGACCTTCTTCTGCGCCTCGGCGTCAGAGTAGAGCTGCGACTTGATGCGGTACTTCATTCGCCGATCTCTTCCTTGATGTGCGCGGCAAGTGCGAGACCAGCCGTCTGGAAGTCGAGTGTCGCGCTGATCGGATGACCACAGGTGCAGCCCTCGCTGTAGTCGTTGCCGTTGTCGCCACGCTTCCAGAGCGTGCCGCCGAAGGCGCTCGCATTTTCGCTCGGCACGAGTGCAACCCACTCGCCTGGCGCGGTGTCAATCCGCGTCCAGCCCTGCTCCTTGAGTTCCTTGATGTGATCTTCGGTTGTCATTCTTTCCACCTCAAGTATCCTGTTGCGATCCAGACGATTGTCATCAGGATGAACAGCGTTGCCATTGTGCTTTGCGTCTGACCCTCTGGCAGTACGACTACCGCGAAGAGCAGACCGAGGATTGTCCACGAGCCTCCGACGAGATCGTTGATGATGTTCCTAAGCACGGCGACCACCCTTTCGGCTTGGCGTATTTCCATTGCCTCCTGCTGGTCCGCCGCCGCCAATGTTAGCAGCCGCTCGTGCGGCATTTGACGCTGCGGCAGCCACACTTGCAACTTGGCTGGCAATGATTGCGACGGCAACCGGCTGCGCTTCTTCCTTCTCAATCGGGTCAAGGTCCTTCCCGATCTCGGTGATGGCCGCAATGTTGGCGAACACTTCGCCGACCGCCTCGACCGCGGCGCCTACAACTGGCACAGCGGGTTCGGGTTCAGGAGTAGGTACAGGAGTGGGATCAGGAGATACGGAAGGAGATGGCGGAACTTCTGTTGGTGCAGGCGTTGGCTCTGGCGTTGGTTCTGGGGTTGGTGCATTTGTCACCTCGGGACTTGGCTCCTCCGTTGGTGTTGGGGTTGGTTCGGGTGTGGGTTCTGGAGTTGGCTCTGGAGTTGGCTGCGGTGTGGGCTGAGGCGTTGGCTCAGGCGTTGGGGTTGGCGTAGGTTCAGGCGTAGGCGTCGGAGTCGGCTCTACAGAAGGCTCTGGCGTAGGGGTAGGAGCCACGCTAGGGCTGGGTGAAGGTGGTTCTGGTGTCTGGGTAGGGGTCGGCTCAGGGGTCGGCTCTGGGGACGGCGTAGGGCTGCCTACGGCGATTGTGAGGAAGCCGATGCCGCAGCACGAGTCAATAGACAGCACGCGGAAGCCGAACAGATCGCCTGCGGCCAGCACCACCTCGATGTAGCCGGTGGCTGATTGCGTGCCGCCCTCTGCAAGCGTGAGCCACTCGCCGCCCACGAGGTATTGCGGCTTGTCGTAGTGCGCGCCGTCGATCGTCAGATACGACCAGAGGTACTGCGCCGTCTCAGCTTCTAGTGCGGTTGTGGTCAGGCTGGTCAGCGCGTTCCAGCGCGGCTGCTCGGGGAGCGGGTCGTTCGCGCCGCCGAGTGTGACGGAGCCATCCTCGTTGGTGACGACTGTGCCGTTGGAGTCGGTGCTGAAGTCCCACTCGTCAAGATCGTCAAGCGCGTAGACAGGCTGAACGAATGGCAAGACGATTGCCAATGCGAGCAGGAGTGCGCGCAACCTCACTTGCCTGATTGCGATTGCAACCACGCCAGAAGCGTGCCGATTCCTCCTACGCCGAGTAGGGCGCCAAGCCCCTTGAGAACGGCAAGGCCGCCCTTCATCTGGTCAATCTCTGCCTTCAGCGAGTCAATCTTTGCGGACTGCGCGTCCAGCCGGTCAATGATTGCGTCAACCTGGGATCGAGTCATCAGGTGGCTCCGTAGCTTCAGGCTCAGGCAGAACCTCGGACTCGCCTTCTACGATTTCAGGCAGAGGCTCTGGCTGTGGCGGTTCTGGTGCGGCGAACTGGCCGTCAGTATACGTCCCGCCGATCCAGGCGCCTTGATTGTCAGCAAGTTCAACCATTTGTGTGGCACCAAAGATTGCTTGCTGCACGGCGAAGAATCGCGGCTTCTGCTCCTCGTTCAGATCGCCGACGATTACGTTCACGACGATGTTTTCTGCGTTCACGAATGCGTATCTCATCATCCGACGTATACGATGATCACGAAGCCACCGCCTCCATCGCCTCCTGCGCCTGACTGGTAGTCCAATGACAGCGAAGTGTAGACGTTTGGATAGCGTCCAAGTATCCCGCCCCCAGCACCGCCTCCACCTGCGCCTGCAGACCCTGCATCGCCGCCATCACCAGCAGTCCCGCTTAGGCTTGCATTGCTGTTGGCCCCAGTGAATGTAAGGTTGGCGCCAGCACCGCCGCCCCCTCCAGACCCACCAACGCCACCGACCATTCTTGTCACGGTGTTCGGAACTTGCACTCGAATGCCGCCTCCACCACCGCCGCCGCCGCCAATCCCAGAAACGCCTCCGCTGCCAGCAGTTCCTGAGTACGCAGTGCCTCCAGCGGAGATGGTTCCGCTTGACGTGCCACCACCATTTCCAGCCACAGGAAGTACTTCAATGTATGGGAAAACCTTCAGCGTGTCGGTCATTCCTGCAAAGCCTGGTGTTCCTGCAGTTTGTGAAAACGTGGTTCCGCCTGCAATGTTCCACCCAATACCACCGCGACCACCGCCGCCACCCGCAGCCGTGCCGATTCCAAAGATGAGATTTGTGCTGACGCTACCCGCAGTTCCACCAGCGCCGAATGCTGCTCCGTGAGTGTTTGAGTTTCCTCCTTTACCAGATGCACTGCCGCCGATCCCTCCAGCAAGAGTGATGTAGGTGCCGAATGATGTTGCGCCACCATTGCTACCAAGTCCGCCTCCCAAAAAGTCTGGTGCGTATGAAGGGGTCGATGAGCCGCTTGCCTTGACTTTGGTTCTTGCCGTGCCGCCGCTACCGCCAGCGCCAACGGTGACGGCCCAGGTGCCAGACCCTCCAACGTAAAGATCGCGCGCAATCGCAAAGAATCCGCCTCCGCCGCCACCGCCGCCAGCCTGACCAATAGACGTCCCAGAGGAGGTCAGTACGTCGTCAAGGATGCTCCCGCCTGATCCGCCACCGCCGCCAGAGACAAGAACCACTGCAGTCAGATAATCAACGCCAGTTGGTCGCGTCCAGTCGCCAGATGACGTAAACGTTTCCGCCACAAGGAACGACTGCGAACCGCCGCCGCCTGGCGTGCTTGTCTGAAGCAGCAGACTCTTGATCGTCGCCTTCGCCGATCCAGTCACATCAGCCGTTGCGGTCATCTTGAACGACAGGTCCACATACTGCGCTGAGGAACTGATCGCCGAGCCGCCTGGAGTCGTCGTTCCAGAGATACTTGTCCAGGTTCCTGTATCGAGTGCGGTTCCGATGACCGCAGTGGAAAGCGCGGTAGCCGTGGCGTCGTAGTAGATCGCCGTGAGCGTCAGGTTCCACTCTGTCGTTCCTGCCGCAGTCCCGCTCTTGCTGAGAACAGAGAGCGCTCTCTGGCGCAGCGCGAGGTTGTCGTCGGTGAGCAGATAAGAGCGCGTGGTCAGCGTCAAGGTGGAGTCAATGGCTGCAGTGCCAGGGTTTAGTTCAATGCCGAAGGTTTGAGTCGTCTCGTCAAAGACGCTAGTCGCGGTCATCTCGCCATCGCTGCCGTTGTCAATAGTCCAGAACGGCAGCGGGTTGGACTGATCCTCAATCGGCGAGTCTGGACTTGGCGGTGTCAGGTTGAAGTTCGGGTTGGCGATTCCGTACAGCGCCTGTGCGCGTGCCGAGACGCCAAGTGGTGAGGAGCCGAAGTCAGTGCTCGTGCTGACAACTGAGTTGCCAAGATCATCGGTGACCCCAGTGATTGACTGCGAAACGATGTCTTTCGTTGATCCGACTTGGTTCATCCGATGCTCCTCTCAAGAATCGAGGTCAGGTCGCTCTGCAGGCGCCGATTGAAGGTGATTGTGATGATCTGATTGTAGGACCCTGCCTCAAGGCTCCAATCCACCTGCTCAACGCGATAGAGGCCGCTCAGCCCTAGCTCCGCAGACGTGACGTCTACCCACTGCCCAGGCTGCCACGAGTTCACCAGCGCGAAGGTGGAAGCGCCAGTCTGAGCGTACCCAGCCGAGAATCCATTGGCGTTGAAGGACTCGTCGCCAGACCCGCGCAGCGTGAACCGACCAGAGAGGAGCGGCTTGTGCCGGTCAAGGAAGTAATACTTCGCCGCCTCGATTGTCTTGACGTCGCTCGCTTTCGCTGCTGTTGGGTAGTCCACATTGTCATCAAACTTCGGCGCGCCTGGTCGATCTGCGTAGCCAGCCGAGATGTAGGTCTCAACCACTGGCGGCCTTGACCCTGAAGTAGTGGCCACGTTGAAGACCATCGCCTTGATGGTGTCGTGATCCCAGTTTACTGATAACTCAAAGGGCGCAATCGTCGCTGCTGCAGTTGTCGTGTTGGGGTCGCCCGCAC